GATATGAAGCTTAAAAAAATAAAAGTTTATGGCAGATTAAGAAAGTTTCTTGGGCAGTCTTATTTTGAAGCGGCTGTTAATAGTCCAAAACAGGCATTTCATTTTTTGATTGCAAACTTTCCAGAGGTTGAAAATCACATGATGAATCAGTTTTATAAGATAAAAATGGGCGGTATGGAGATAACAGAGGATTTATTAAGTTTACAAAGTGATGAAGATATACAAATTATTCCTATTGCTATAGGTGCAAAGAATGTTGTTGTTGGAGGTTTGTTTACAGCTTTAGGCAGTGGAACTACGATTGCTGGCTTGACTATTGGTTCAATGGTTGCTCCTGTTTTTACTGCTATTGGTACAAATATGTTAATAAATGAAGCCTCAAATCTTTTAATGCCAAGACAAGATATTGCAAGCGGTGTTATGGCTGATAGCTTTTCACAGAATGATCCTACATTCCAATCTTTTGGTTTTGGGTCAATTCAAAACGTAGCAAAAGCTGGTGTTCCAATCCCAATAATATATGGAGAAGTTTTTACAGGTTCAGTTGTAATTAGTTCTGGTATTGATACTGTTCAAGTGGAGGGTACAACATAATGCCGTTTTTTGGTGGTATCGCATCAGGTATGTTTCCTGCTATTGCAGAATTTATGGGTATTTCAGATCCTAACTTACCCAAAGATGCACTTCAATCAAAGCAATTTCAAACCCTGATTGAATTACTAGGGTCAGGAGAGATAGAGGGCTTTCCTAGTGCTACAGGTAGTAAAGGTTCGACTGAATATAACACATCTGCTCTCAAAGACGTATTTTTAAACAATACTCAGGTACTACAACAAGCGGCTGGTACAAGTCCAAATGATGAAGATTTTAACTTTCAGAATATTTCTTTTGAGCCTAGATTTGGAACTTCAGACCAAACAGCGATTGCTGGTATATCAGAAACAGAATCAGAAACCAGCGTGGGTGTAGTAGTAACACAATCAACACCAGTCTCAAGGCAGATAACAGATACGAATATTGATGCTGTTAGAGTGACGCTTGGTTTTCCAACACTTCAAAAGTTTGAGGATAATGGCGACATAAATGGCGCTCAAGTTGCTCTTACAATTCAAACTATAGAAAACGATGGAACAACAACAACTGTTATAACTGACACTGTAAAAGGAAGAACTGCAAGCACATATTTCAGAGATTATAAAATTAATCTCCCATCTGGCACTAGTTTTCCTGTCACTATCAGAGTAAATAGAACCACAGCAGACAGCACAGAAACAACGCTGCAAAATAGTTTTCAATGGTCATCTTTTACAGAAATAATTAATGAATCAAGAGCTTATGCAAATTTTGCTCATGTAGCTTTACGTTTTGACGCTGAAACCTTTCCAAATCAGCCCAGACGTATGTTCAGGGTCAAGGGAACAAAGATCAAGATACCTCATAATGGAACTGTAAGGTCTGACGGATCTATAAGCTATAGCGGTACATTTAATGGAACTTTTAAAACAGATAAAGAATATTCAAATGATCCAGCTTGGATCTTATATGATTTATTGACGACTTCTAAAGGTTTTGGAGATCATATTGCAGAATCATCATTAGATGTTTTTAGCTTTTTCTCTGCAAGTCAATATGCAAGCGAGCAAGTAGACGATGGGGCTGGTGGTACGGAGGCTAGATTTTCTTGTAATGTGGTTTTAAACAGCCAACGTGCCGCATACGATACCATAAATAATCTTGCCTCTGTTATGAGAGCAATGCCTTTTTATTCAGCAGGGGCAGTAAACATAAGTTGCGATAAACCCACAGATGCAAGTTATATCTACAATTTAAGTAATGTTTCTGAAGCTGGTTTTTCTTATTCAAGTGCTAGTAAAGATACAAAATACACTGTTGTTAATGTTTCCTACTTTGATATGGAAACAGCAGAGGTAGATTATGAGACTGTGGAAGATACAGCTTTGCAAGCAAAATATGGCATAGTAACAAAGAACTTAAGTGGTTTTGCCTGTACATCAAGAGGGCAAGCGGCAAGGCTCGGACGTTGGTTTTTATATACACAAAACAATGAAGCGGAAACAGTTACATTCACAGCATCATTAGAAAGCGGAACAATAGTTAGGGTTGGTACTGTTATCAATATTGCAGACCCTATGAGGGCAGGGGTTCGCAGAGGCGGAAGAATTAAAACAGGAGTATCTACAACTCAGATTATTGTTGACGATCAAAATAATACAGATTTAGCGACAACAGGTTCAGCAACCTTATCTGTAATTTTATCTGACGGCTCTTTGGAGACTAAGACAATAAGCAGCGTGTCAGGAGCAACTATCACTGTAGATTCTGCATTTAGTTCAGTTCCACAAACTAACAGCGTTTGGGTAATAGAAAATACATCTGTTGAGCTTCAGACATTTAGAGTTGTATCTGTTACAGAGCAAGAATTACTAAACTATCAAATAGTTGCTGTTGTTCATGATCCTAATAAATATGCTGTTGTAGAAGATGGCACACCATTGCCAACAAGAACAATAACAACTTTAACTGCACTTAAAGAAGCACCAAGCAGCTTGCAGGGAACAGAACAGATAGTGGTATTAAATAACAGGGCTGTTAGTAAATTATTTATACAATGGCAACCTGTAAGCGGTGTTACAGAATATATGGTGCAATACAGATTTCAAAATGAAAACTTTATTTCTGAACGTATAAAAAGATCAGATTTTACAATTTTTGAAACTTTAAATGGTACTTATGAAGTAAGAGTTTTCAGTTATAACGCATTAGGAAAACCAAGTATTACACCCGCAACAACAACATTCACAACTATAGGTAAAACGGCTTTACCTGATGATGTGCAGAATGTACAAATAGAGCCTTTATCAGATCAGTTTGTACGACTACGTTTTGATAAATCAACTTCGGTTGATGTGGTGCATGGGGGCAACGTGGTTATTCGTAGTTCTAACCTGACAACAGGTGCTACTTTTACAAATGCTATTGATGTTATTCCTGAACTTTCTGGAAATATCAGTGAGTCAATTGTGCCGAATATTGTAAATGGCACTTATCTTATTGCTTTCAGAGATGATGGCGGGCGACTTAGTGCAAATGCCGCATCAATAAAAAATATAAATACTAAGCCTGATGTTTTTCCAAAATTAACAATTTTAGAAGATAGGGAAGATTTAGACAGCCCACCTTTTCAAGGTGTCAGGGACGATTGTTTTTTCTCTGATGAAGTTAATGGTCTTGTTTTAGGATCTACAGAGTTGTTAGATGACGTTACAGATTTTGATGCAATAGCTGATTTTGATTTTATTGGTGATGTAGATTTTTTAACAGGGGGACAATACTTCTTCAAATCAACTTTGGATCTTGGAGGAAAACAACCTTTAAAATTAAGAAGGCATTTTGTTACACAAGGTTTCTTGCCTAATGATTTGATTGATAAAAGAACTGCTAATGTCGATACTTGGACAGATTTTGACGGGGCTACAGCATTTAATGTCAACTCTACCTTATCAGTTGCTACTACTGATTTAGATCCTGATCTCTCAGTTTCAGCTACTTATGGGCAGAGCGGTACAACAATTACTATCACAAAATCTTCACATGGATATTCTGTAGGGGATTTTGTTGTGGTAGATTTTTCATCAACAGCAGTTGATGGTAATTATGAAATACAAACAGTTCCAAATGCCAATACATTTACTTTAACTTCAACAGTTAATGACAACAACTCAGGAACTTGTACCTATGGGGCAAACTTTTCACAATTTAATCCTTTTGTTAATGGTACTTATATTGGAAGAGGTTTTAAATTTAAATGCGATTTATTATCGACTGACCCAGCCCAATCAATTGAAATAGATCAGCTTGGATATTTTGCTGAACTAGATAGCAGAACAGAAACAAGTCTTGGTAATGCAGCCGCATCAACTGGTGGATTTATTGCAAGCGGTACTTCTACAAAATCAGTAACTTTTACAGATAGTTTTTTTACAGGCCAATCAGGAACAAGTGTAGCTGCTGACTCTGTTTTACCTTCTATAGGAATAACGATAGAAAATGCTTCATCTGGTGATTTCTTTGTTTTATCTAATATCACTGGAACAGGTTTTGATATAGATATTAAAAATGGATCTAGTCATGTAAACAGAAACTTTAAATATGCAGCAACTGGTTTCGGACGTGGTAGTTAATAGTGGTTTAGGATATACTTAGAGAAAATTTTGGATTAGGAAATGGCACAACACGATTATGTTATAGATAACTCCACAGGAGCAAACGTCAGGGCTGATATAAATAATGCTTTATTAGCAATTTCAAGTACTAATTCTGGATCGTCCGCACCAAGTACGACATATGCCTTTCAACTTTTTGCTAATACAACAACATCAAAGCTGCAAATAAGAAACGCTGCTAATAATGCGTTTGTAGATTTATTAGGGCTTGATGGAAGTATTGCCTTGCCTGATGGGTCTGTTTCTGCTCCCTCTTTAGGATTTGCAGACGACAGCAACACAGGTTTGTTTTCTAGTGCAGCGGATACTTTAAACTTCACCACTGGTGGAGTTGAAAGAATGGAGCTAGGAGCTACAACAATATTTAATGAAGATGGTGAAGATGTAGATTTTAGAATCGAAGGCGATAGCGAGGCAAATTTATTTTATGTTGATGCTGGCAATGATCGGATTGGTATAGCTACAAATTCGCCTGCCACAGCTTTAGATTTAAATGGAGATCTTACTATTACTGACAAAATAATACATTCAGGCGATACGAATACTTTTATAAGATTCCCTAGTGCTGATACATTTACAGTTGAAACCGCTGGCAGTGAAAGAGTCAGAGTGGACAGTTCGGGCAATTTAGGTATAAATGACACATCTCCTACTGCTGAATTATCTGTCGCTGCTACTGCTCCACATATAGATTTAGGTGTTGCTGGTAGTACAAGAATGAAAATTGGATATGAAGGAAATAACTGTTTTTTTGGTGGTACTGATGCTAGTGCAATGTTTTTATTTAAAGTAGGTGTTGATGTAGAAGGACACCCACAAGCTAGTGGTACTGAGCGCATGAGGATCGACAATAATGGAAGAGTTGGTATTAATGTTACTGCTCCCGATAAAATGTTAGAAATTAACAACTCTGGCAAAACTGGTACTTCAACTTGTTTAATTCATGCTTCTGGCTCAGATAATGTTAGGGTTGTAGGTTTAAGAAGTAGCAGAGCAAGCGGTGGTACAAGTGCTCATATGATTGAATTTTTTGACAGCAGTGGTTCAAATGTTGGAAATATTAATAGTAATGGTTCGAGTACAAGTTACAATACATCTTCAGATTACAGATTAAAAGAAAACGTAGTTGGTATATCAGATGGAATAACAAGACTTAAAACATTAAAACCATATAGATTTAATTTTAAAAGTAATCCTACTGCAACTGTAGATGGGTTTTTAGCACATGAAGTCACAGCAGTTCCAGAGGCGATAACAGGTACAAAAGATCAAGTAGCAACGGCAGATGATGTATCTAATGAAATCAAGGAAGGAGATCCAATTTATCAAGGCATCGACCAATCCAAACTTGTACCTTTACTTGTTGCTGCTGTACAGGAACTTATAGGCAAGGTTGAAGCTCTTGAAGCTGCTTAATATAATACGTTTACATATTAAATTTTATGACCCCACAGGAACTTTACGAAGAAACAAAATCTATTCTCGATTCTGATATTCAACAAGCACAACAGATTCAAAGTGACATACAAGCAAAACAACAACAGTTAAATCAATTAACAACAAAAATTATTGGCAATCAAAAGTTAGTTGAAGGTCTAAAAAAAGTTGATGGTGTTTCTGTTGAAAAAAACAGTTAATATGTTATGGCTCAAATTTGGTCATAGTAAAAACTGACCAATAATTATTGAAAATAATATAAAAACGATTATTATTGAGCTTTATTCTTTTTAATAATGCTTAAAAAAGTACTAACAATAGCTGCTGCTTCAGCTTTTTCTAGTCCATGCTTTGCTGGGTTTTATCTGAACGTAGAAAACAATGGTTCTTATACAGGTAAAGATTACACTGGTTCTGGCACTGACTTACATCTTGGTTATGAGAATGGCAATGCTTTTGGTAGCTACTACATACAAGGTGGTGCTTATCTTAACAACCCAGATAATGCAGATTCAGAAACAAACTTTTCTGGTAAAGTTGGCGGTAATGTAGTTGCATCAAAAAATATTGATGTTTATGGAGAGTTTTCTATAGTGACTGACGATACTAACAGCTATGGAACTAAGGTTGGTTTGAAGTATAAGTTCTAGTCATCATTGACATAGTTAAATACAAAGGTATGACAGT